GTATTTAGATTTGGTGAGGAAGAAAAAGAAATAAAAGATAAATTATACGAGAAAGACTTAATTCTCGAATTTGAAAAAAAAGTGGTTTATGAAAACTGAACAGAAAAAACAAACTCTAATTGAAAATGGATTTAGTACTCAGTCACTTTCTCAATTTAATGAGAAAGAACTTGGTCTGTTATACAACAAAATTGTATCTGAACAGGTTACGGCAACTAAAGGACAAACTATGGTTTCAAGTAAAAACCCAAACGCAGCCGATATTGCAAAAAATTTGAATGCTAAAGGGGTAAATGTTTCAATGACTGAAGAGAGTGATGAGGATAATAAAAATAATCCATTTAGTATTTGTACTGCACAACTTGGAAAAGTTTTCAAAACGACCAAAAGGAGTCAATGGTCTCCAAAACAAACGGCAAAATATGAGAGATGTGTTAGAGACGTAAAAAAGTCTTTGAAAGAAGGAAAAAATCCTGTAACTTTGTTTTTTGAAAACAAAATTATGGAATTGTTAGAATCTCATTTACCTCCAAAAATCACAAAAAAAGATTTGATTCAGTTCGTAACAGAAAGTGAACCAGTCACAAAACCTAAACAACCTAAGGTTAAACCAGGAGAAAAAACTCCACCTAAACCTGTACATCCAGGCAAGAATCCTAACCCAAACACAAACCCCGCACCAAAAGCTGAAGATGCTAAAGACGCTGTCATCGATACTATTATAAAAATTTTGAACAATGGCTAAAATTAAAGAACAAATAGATTACGGAGGAAGAAGAGAAAGAATGGACCCTAATTTGGAAAGAAAATTAAGGTCAGGAGAAAATATATATTCTTCAAGTCCTGCAATGAAAAAAGGTTCTAGAGATGTAGAACGTTTAGTTAGTAGTAGATTTAATAAAGTTGCTGATAAATTAAAACAAGTAACAGGTATTGATGATATTTCAGGAAGAAATGTTCAAATGATGTTATTTCAAGAAATGATGTCCAAAGTTCCAACAGTACTTAATATAGAATCAAGACATAAAGATGAGTTGGAACAACTCGCCGTAAAAGTTTCTTTGGATGAAACGGAAGCACCTGAAGATTGGTATAAAATTGAACCATATCTTAATAGAGCACCAATAGATGTTTCTAACTTTAGATATAAACCTGAAGAAGAAAAGGACGAAGAAGAAAAAGAAAATCCTCAATTTCAATCATTCGATATAGAAGATTTGACAGATGAAGAAAAGTTAGAATTAGAAAAACATAAGAGAAATATTATTAATGCTATCATACAGGGTTCTGCAAAAAAAGGACATTATCTTTTCCAAAAACCTGAAGTAAAAGCTGAATTAGATAGAATTGACCCAAGATTATATGATGCTTATTCAGGTATTATGGCAATCAATGATTTCATGTATTTTACCATGGAACAAATGATTGAACAAATGAGTCAAACAGGACAAGGGGTTGCAGGTAAAGTTGAATTAGATAATAATGATGAAGAAGAAGGAGAAGGAGGTGAGGATGCGCCTGATACTGTAATCAGAGCATTTGGTTTAATGTTTCCAATATTATGCCACGAAATTATTAAAGGTATAGAAGAGGCGTCAGGTAGACATGGTTTACCACAGGATACTGAGTTGGCTCAAAAAGTTATGGGTCAAACAGATATTTTATCAAATGAACCCATGCAGTTGAGAATCGGACCAGAAATTGTGGAAAAGATTAGAATGTCTTTACCTGATGAAATGTTTGATGAATCAAACAAGGGTTTAATAAATTGGTTCAAAATGTTATTGTACAAAATTGAAGCCGATGAATTTTTGATGGTTATTGGAAATGCTATTTCTGATGACGAGTCAAAAAATAAAAAAGCAACCGAGAAATTCAGAGAAATTATGAATGAATCTATGAAATTGAAAGATGAGTATGAAGAGTACAAATCAAGTAAAGACATAGAAAATGATTCTGATGATTTGGATGATGATTCATTGGATGATTTCTTAGGTGGTCTCGGCATCTCGAGAAGCTAAGATTTGTGACAAAAGAACAATTAATCATAGAGGTTACAAAATGTATGAGGGATACACCGTATGCCCTCAAGACGTACCTTCAAACCTACGATAATACAGTTTCAAAATATGTCCCGTTGGACTTATTTCCAGACCAAGTTAGTCTAATTGAAGACTACGAAAATTTTAATGAAAATATCGCATTAAAATATAGACAGGCTGGTGTATCAACCGTGACCGCCGCATGGGCATCTAAAAAACTCGTTTTTGCACAAAAGAATAAACCTCAGAAAATCCTAATTATTGCAAATAAGTTGGATACTGCGGTTGAGATGGCAAACAAGATTAGGGGATTCACTGAACAATGGCCATCATGGGTTGGGGTAGGGTTTTCACAAGAAAAGAATTCTCAAAGACATTTCAAACTTACAAATAGCTGTGAGGTTAAAGCCGTTGCAACATCAAAAGACGCACTCCGTGGATATACTCCAACAATATTAATTTTTGATGAAGCTGCTTATATTGAAGCGGATTCCGATTTTTGGGCTGCCTGTATGGCATCGCTTTCTACAGGTGGTAAGGTCATTGTAGTTTCAACACCAAACGGATACGACCCGATTTACTATGAAATTTATGACCAATCATTAAGAGGAATGAATGAATTCAAAATTTCCGAAATGTTTTGGTATAGAGACCCTCGTTATACGAAGGATTTATATATGGTCAAAACAACTGATTTGGTTCATTTTTTATTAAACAGAGAGGAATACAACAATGACTGTACTGTTGATTTATCGAGTGATAATCCGTATGAAAGGGACATAGAAGTAATCAAGGATTATATTGAACAAGGATATAAACCTTGTTCATCTTGGTTTGAAGGTATGGTAAAAAAACTGAAGTTTGATAGAAGAAAAGTTGCTCAAGAACTTGAGTGTAACTTTCTTGGTTCAGGAGACAATGTATTTGAATCAGACGTACTTCAAAATATTTCAAAAAATACTCTCAGAGAACCTGAAGCGAAGTTAATGGGTGGTTCATTATGGATTTGGAAAGAACCAATTGTTGGTCACAAATATGTAATGGGGGTTGACGTTTCAAGGGGAGATTCAGAAGATTTTTCCTGTATTGAAATCATCGATTTTGACGAACAAGAACAAGTTTTGGAATATGTTGCTAAAGTTCCACCTGATGTCGTGGCAGAAATTGCACATAAATGGGGGACTATGTATGGTGCATATTGTGTTGTGGATTTGACTGGAGGTATGGGTGTATCAACATCAAGAAAACTCCAAGAAATGAACTATAAAGGGTTATATGTAGATACAGTAAATGAAACAAATAAGTGGAAATGGGACCCTAAGAGAGACGAAAAAATACCAGGAATAAATTTTAATTCCAAAAGGGTTCAAATTATTGCGGCTTTTGAGGAGGCCGTGAGACACGGTTTCAAAGTTAGGTCGAATAGACTTTTTAATGAGATGAACACTTTCATCTACATAAGTGGAAGACCAGACCATCAAAAAGGACATCACGACGATTGTATTATGGGTATTTCTATGGCTCTCTACGTTGCCGAGAAATCTTTCCAATCATTGACAAAAAACATCAATCACACTAAATCTATGATTGATTCTTGGTCTACATCTATTAATGAAAATAAAAACTCATCTTTATTTTTTAACCCATATATTCCACAAACGACAGAAAAAAACCATTTTTTTCCTAATCAAGGTCCAAGTAAAACGGATTATGAAAAATATAAATGGTTGTTTGGTGTTAGATAGTATTTATAATATCGGTAATTCCGAGTAAAATTGTAAAATGGCGGAAAATAATTTAACAGTTTGGCAACGCTTAGGTAAAGCATTTGGTCCAAATTCACTTTTGGGTCAAGATTATCCTACTTTCAAGTTTGATAAAAAAGAGTTATTAAGAACTCAAAATAAAGACGAATACGAAAGGGAAAAATTACAAGCACAGCAAAGTTATTATATTGCAAATCAATGGGCTAAAGTTGAAAACAACTTATATTCTCAGGCGATATATTATGAACCGTCAAGACTTTCCGCAACTTATGATTATGAATCTATGGAGTACACTCCTGAGATTTCCGCCGCATTAGACATATATGCAGAAGAATCTACAACAGTAAACGAAGATGGTTTCATGTTACAGATTTATTCTGAATCAAAAAGAATAAAATCTGTATTGGCAGATTTATTTAACAATACATTGGATATAAATACGAATTTACCAATGTGGACAAGGAATACTTGTAAAAATGGCGATAATTTTGTCTACTTGAAGTTGGACCCTGAGAAAGGTATAGTAGGTTGCCAACAGTTACCGAATATAGAAATTGAAAGACATGAGGTTGGTACTGCAGAAAAAGCTGCTGTCGACTTAGGTAAAAAAGAAGCAAAAAAAGCACTCACTTTCGAATGGAGAACAAAAAATATGACTTTTCAGTCATGGGAAGTTGCTCACTTTAGATTGTTAGGTGATGATAGAAAACTTCCATATGGAACATCAATGCTTGAAAAGGCGAGAAGAATATGGAAACAATTACTTTTATCTGAAGATGCGATGATGATTTATAGAACGTCGAGAGCACCTGAAAGAAGAGTTTTCAAAGTATTTGTTGGAAATATGAACGATGATGATGTTGAGGCATATGTAAATCGTGTTGCGGACAAATTCAAGAGACAACAGATTGTTGACCAAAAAACAGGAAACGTTGATTTAAGATTTAATCAGATGGCTGTTGACCAAGATTATTTCATACCTGTCAGAGACCCTGCAACTCCAAGTCCAATAGAAACTTTACCAGGTGCACAAAATCTATCAGAAATTGCGGATATTGAATATATTCAGAAAAAACTTTTAACAGCACTTCGTGTACCTAAAGCTTTCTTGGGTTTCGAGGAAGTGGTAGGTGACGGTAAAAATTTATCTTTACAGGATATTAGATTTGCTAGAACAATTAATAGAATTCAAAAATGTATGATACAAGAGCTTAATAAGATAGCTATTGTACATTTATTTCTATTAGGATTTGAAGACGAAATATCAAACTTTACCTTAGGATTAACAAACCCATCAACACAAGCCGATTTATTAAAAATTGATGTTTGGAAAGAAAAAGTTTTACTTTACAAAGATTTGGTGTCAGACCCAGGAAGTGGAATTCAAGCAACATCAGCAACATGGGCTAAAAAACACATATTCAACTTCTCAGATGAAGAAATAAGAGTCGATTTGATGCAACAAAGATTAGAAAGAGCAATTGGTGAAGAATTGAAACAAACACCAACGGTTATATCTAAAACAGGTTTGTTTGATAATATTGATAAACTTTATGGAGGTGGTAAAGGTGCATCTGCAGCAGGTACTCCATCAGAAACTGAACCTACTCAAGAATTAGGAATGTCTGCCGAAGAACCTGAAACAGCTTTAGGTGCAGCTGAATTACCATCAGACACTGGAGGGGCTCCTCCAGCACCTGAATTACCGACTCCTGCAGGAACTGAAATAACACCTGAATCAGTTGAAAAACTTAAAATATTAGTTGAAAGTGATGTTTTAGTTGGTTCAAAATTCATTGATTTAGACCAAGGTCAAGAATCATTAGGAGAAATGGAAAAAGAATTGGATAAGTTATTAAACTTGTAATATTTATATGAAAATAAAAACCCCTCTTATGACTTTTGGACTAATAAAATCAATAAT